GCGCATAGCAACTTGCCTGTTCGTTGTGGTACGAATTCACCACACTTGCTATTCTGCTCTCAGTTTGCATTATTCCAGGGAAAAATGTTTTATCTTCTGAAACATCGGAAAGCACCTGAGGTGAGAGAAAATCGTCTTTAACTATCACTTTATCCCTCTGGCTTTCCTGTATGCAGCTAACGCCTCTTGCTTGCATCTGAATATATCTCGAACCACATCGTGGTCCTGCATTGGTGTACATTTTTGCCCATGCTTTAGAATGTAAGCCTCGTCTACTTCATTCCTAGAGAATGCAGCATAAAGGATATCAGCGAGCTCCCTGTCCGTGACTGGGACAACGTTTGTTTCAATTTCTTTTTTCATTAACGAAGCGATTCTTTGTCAATTAATGGCTTTGCATATAAGTAGAATTTTCTTAGATTGGCTGTCTGTATTTGTGGATAAAGGTGGTGAATTATATGTTTATCCACTCCCCACATAAGCAAACCACTCAATGGAAATGAATAGCTTTTTGCAGTTTTATACTTGTTTACAGACTCTTCTTCTCTGTCAAACAAGGTTTCATGTGGCAGCCAGTTTGCCATGAAGTTGTAAATAAATATGCTTAAAAAAGAACACGAATACAGCATTGGGATAATTGAATCAATACCAAACAAAAGCATGCTAGTTATACTGAATATGAATGTGAATCGATACAGATTCACCTGGTCTTTATCCTTATTCCCAAGGTATAGAAAAGCTCCAGGTTTACCTTTTATTAGTTTGAAAATTTTCGTCTTTATAAATTTTGGTAATGCAAGTATGAGTTTTAGACAGGCGATAAAAAATGGAACAATAAAAATATGAGAATATTTTCCTTGCTGCGCAAAAATCAAATCTGGGTCACGATTGGAATTGGCATACAGGTGATGTTGATTGTGTCGTTTTTTGAATGACTCAAAATGCGTATTCTGGGTGATACCCAGTATTACTCCAATAAAATTATTGAGCTTCTTATTCTTGGGCAGCAAGGCCCCATGCAGTGAGTCATGCATCATGGCAAACATGAAGTACGAACAGACAGCACCAACGGTTATGGCGCTTAGATATCCGTACGTTTTGTAATGATATGCAGCAATATTTAACAAATAGACTGAAACAGAAGCAGTAAGTATAAGGATTGATGCAGGAGAAGTTTTTGCTGATATTTCACTAGCTTTTATATCAAGTTCGCGTTCGGTAATCATAGTGATTCGTGTTCCACTAAGCCTCTTAGGTACAACAGTGGAATATCAAATAACAGAATCCATCTTTCAGTATCACCTTCATGGTTTACGCCGTGATAAAAGTTCCCGCCATCTTTAAAAGCTATTGCCTTGCCAGGGGCCCAGACTCGTGATTCATATCCAACATCTTCATTCCCAACTGAAATACGACAGTTTGGGTCGCATTTTAACCCGACGTGGATGCGCATATAGGAAGCGTCGCCTTGATGCAGGTTTATGACCGTACCTGGAGCAAGAACACTAAGGGATGTGTTTAGCATCTCTCCACGGTCTGAATACTCTTTGATAATTGATACGGTCTTTGGAAGTGTTTTTTGAAGGGTGGTCAAAGCATCGTGATATGGCATTTTTGCTTTCATCTCAACGAGCCTTCTTGAAACATCTGCCCCAGGTCCAGTAAATCCACCTACATCCACTTCAACGCCAGTGCCCATTATCTTCCAAGATGAGCCTGTATAAAGCTTGGTTTTATCTGCTGTTGAGTCGGATTTAAAACCTTCGCCTATGTTGACTCGTGGTACATTCCACAGCCACTTTGATTCCGTGGATTCAATTTGATTTTCAAGTTCGCCAAGTATTATTTCCCAATTGTTTGTTGCTGCCTCTATGCATGGAACATGGCTAATTATGTCTTCCCAGAATCTCGGTTCAGCACGGGCATCCATTAATCAATCCAATCATTGGAGGGCAGAATTTACAAGTTCTATCAGTGCAAAAATCGCAACAAGAACCGGTTGTGCAAGAACGACTATTATAAAGTCCCTTTTTTTAAGGTCTTTGAAAGAAAAACCATCTTTGCAAAACATGCAAAAATGATAGCATGACGAAATAGGGCTTATAATTTGTCCCACTTCATCATGGTAGCATTCATTCATGTCAAGAAAATCGCATAAAGTCTTTACAGAGTTGTTTGAGCAAGCTGGGATACCAATCAATGGACCGGAACCGTATTCAATCCATGTTCATAACGACAAACTCTGGGATAGGCTGCTTGACCAAAGACTTCTCGGATTAGCCGAAGGATATGTAGATGGATGGTGGTCATGCGAGCGAGTTGATGAAATGCTCACCCGATTCACAAATATAGACCTTGCAAAACAAATCCCCATGAGCCCAAGTATTGCGATTGCGGCTGCATGGTCACGTATTGCCAATAGGCAGAATAGAAGCCGGTCCCCAAAAAACGCAGAATTTCATTACGGCATAGGCAATGACCTATTTGAATTAATGCTTGATGACTACATGATGTATTCGTGTGGATACTGGCAAAAAGCCAAAAATCTTGATGATGCACAAATTGCCAAGATGGATTTGATTTGTAAAAAACTAAAACTCAAACCAGGCATGAGGGTCCTTGATATTGGTTGTGGGTGGGGCGGATTTCTTGAATACGCAGCAAAAACCTATGGCGTTACTGGCGTTGGAATTACCCCGGTTGATAAACAAATATCAACAGCAATCAAGCGCTGTGAACCGCTAGGAATAGAAATTCATAAACTCACATATCAAGAACTAAATGGACAATTTGGGAAATTTGACCGGATTGTTTCAATTGCAATGATGGAGCATGTTGGACCAAAGAATTTAAAACTGTTTTTTGATAAATGTGACGAACAGTTAACAGACAAAGGAATAATGCTTCATCACCTTATTGGTTCTACGAGAGCACGTCATGATGCAGACCCTTTCTACGATAGATACATATTCCCAGGCGGAATTTTGCCATCAGTATCGCAGTTCGCAGCGGCAGCAGAACCAGATTGGGTGATAGAGGATGTCCACAACTTTGGCATGGACTATGCAAAGACTTTGGCCGAATGGTATAAAAACGTCACATCAAGTTGGGATGAGATTCCAAGCTACGACGAAAAGTTTAGAAAAATGTGGGAATTTTATCTATTGGCCTGCATTGGTGGTTTTATGTCTCGAAAGTTCAATCTTTGGCAATATGTAATGCGGAGAAAAGGTATGGACTTTGAAAGATATACCTGTCGATAATATATCGCGCTTTGTAAATTATCTGGACTTGGTGAAAACCGTAAAGCCGTAAGAGTCGGAACTGTGGTAGGTGACTCCACTGCTTTGCTTTAAGACTTCATGCATGTCGTAATATGGGTGCAACATCGTGTCATCTCTGTAAGCTTTTCCTGCGTTATTCGTTGAGATTGCCATCAATGTTCCGCCATCAGACAAGGCCGAAACACATCTCTCCAAAAGTTCAGCATCGTACAAAACATCCCACGAGGCCACTTGAATAAAATCGTACCCAGAAGCATCACCAGTTGATATCTCGCCTTCATCAACAACGCTGTAGTCAATGTCTCTGAATCGTCCACTTGGTATTTCTGTTGAAGAGTCACGCAAAAACGTTTCAAAATTAAAAAGAGATTGATTATTTGCAAAATGAACTTCTGATTCTGGGAACATCTGCTTGTGAGCAAAAATGCACGATAATCCGTCCGAAGTGAAAAACAATGATTTTTGTGGATTCTTTGCATACAGATAACTAGCTACTGCATCATCGTATCTCATGACTAATTCTTTGAAACCAGACTGCGGTGTGCAAAGTAGGTCAACGTACCAAACACCTTCGCTGCCACCCCGCGCGCCAATGCTGAGGCTTAGAGTTCCTAAATCGCTTCTCCACTGCTTTGCGCGTATAGCCATCTCGGATACGCTTTCCATTTCAACATCAGAGGCGTCGTATCCAAAATATGAGTTAAATGGGTGTTGGCCGAGCACTCGAGCTGCCATTGCCGTGCGGAGCTGCCTATTGTCCATTTTCAACAGCCTTTGCTAGTGAGTAATTCCAATATGCGTCTCTTGCCATGTCGGTTAACTTGACATTATTTTTTGCGAGCAAAATTGAAAGCTTGTTTGCTGAATACCCAGCATCCATGACCGAGCCTCGTATATCAGATGAGTACTTCCACATTTGGCGTATTTTTACAGCAGCATGGTCTATTCGCATTGAATCAATGTCTGCTGGGTCGGTGCCGATTATGTAAGAGATTACAGCGAGCTTGTACTCGTTATACTCCCTATCGGAGGTTGCATCATAGAGGCTTTCTCCGCCCACGTTTCTACTTCTCATCAGAAAACAATTCCTCTACTAATTCGTTTTTTGTAAAATCCCCAACTTCTGTCTCTTCCCATCTTTGCTGTGGGTCATTTGATTGAAGCAGGTCACAAAAAAATGCAGCGCCATCTGGTAGTTCATATGAAAATAGCTCAGGATTCCATCTAGGAACATGGGCGTCCCTATTGGGGTTGCGCATTGGTTCTTGTATATTTGGGAAATCAGCGTCAATGTCAGGGCAGATTTCATACCTTCCAGAATTCATTGCTGTTTCAACAATTGAAATTTTGTGAGGTATCTTCAGGTTTATCTTCATGGCATTTTACGCCTGTAATCTTGCTAGCGCCGCCAATTGCATTTTTAGACATTCGTAGGCATCGTACTGCGCAAGCAATGCGTTGTTTCCATCAACGGAAAGGTCTACTGGGTTTTCCATTTCAAATTCTAAATCTGATTCGTCTACGCCAAGCGTAAAAGCAAGCGTATAGATTGAGAATTCAAGTATTTGAATAGCTTCAGCTTTTGCCTTTGCCAATTGTTGTGGTGTTAGTGCCATGTTCTGAGCTTACTCTGCGATTTTCGACTTGATATTGTCAATCTTTGAAAGAAAATCTGCAATCAGTTTGTGGCCATGAATTATTCTGCCATCCTCTACTCCAGGAGTAAAACTCTTTTCGTCAAACGTATCTGGATTAAAGCCTTCTTGGAGTAGTCGCTCCATAAGTTGTCTCTCAAGGTCCTTAAGGGTTCGCTGGTAGACGAGCTTTTTCTCTTGTGTTGTAAAAGAAGATTCAAATTTCATGGCGGCTCCATAGTCCTGAGAATTGACAATTACCCATATTTTACACTACGGGTTGGCTAATTTGGGCAGGCCAGTGAATGTGGGGCCTATTTTATTGCCATCAGCGTCAAGACCTGTTTTAATTCCCTTTGTCCACGTCCATGGCTTTTCAACATTGTTTCTGGCTTTCAATTCACCATATTTCATCCGAGAAGCAATTAGCTTTGAGTCATCCCAAAGGGTTGATTCAATGATTTCTACATTTTCGAGGACAGAATTGTCATAAATGTTAAAAAAGCAAAATGGTGTGCCGGCTTTGAATGTGACAGGTTCTCCAATTTTTGTAATCTTCCAGTTCATTTGAGACTCATCTGGCCACCAATAGCTTGGAATCGTTGCGGTCAAAGCCACCGCGCCGTCAACGAAATAGTTTGGTGAACCAGAAAACCAGGTGTTGTAACCCTCCTCCGTGTTCATTACCCATCCCATGTTTATTGAAATCATTCCAATAATTGACGAGATTGCCTGAACCCTGCCAGAAGAAGTTACCTCACCAGAAAGAATTGACGGTGGAGTGTTGCCTCCATCCCACTGGACAACAAGGTCCTCCTCCATGACAATCTCCCACCCATAAACATTTGCAACCGTCATCGGAAGGCACTGATATGCATGCTTATTGTAGGTTTCATCCATCCAGTCGCGCTTGATTCGTGACTGAGTTATCTTTGGAGGGTGCTGATGCGTTTTCTTTAAAAACAATTTAGTCATTTTTTAAAGATAAACCTATCAACTTGGTTTGCTGCTGGGTTTACTATTCCAGGTCCATACTCGGCATCTGTTCCATCCATGTTTTTCCCGTATCCCTTCCACAACTTGTGATATCTATCGTTGTAGTCAAACATAGTGACGGCTGCATACTTTGTCCCTCTTGTTACAGGTCTTGATGCATGGGAGTAGATGTATGTTGAAGGAAATAGTACGATGTCACCATATTTTGGCTTGAACGTAATGTCTAAGAACGGAAACCAAAGTTCGCCACCGTCGTAGTCGTCGTTTAGGTACATTACCGACGAAACCGTGCATACATATGAAAAGCCATGGTCAGCATGGACATTGAAGTGCTGGCCTTCGTTATATCTCACGTAATTGATTGCTTCCATGAAATCCATGCGAATGTTGTATTTAGCTTCATAATCCTGAAGGCAAGCAGTCAGCCCAGATACGGTGTCGTTATAGATATTTACAAGTTCGCTGAATTGTTCTGGACAGTGCTCAAGATGTGCAGGGCTCATTTTACAATCAACGCAATCCCTGTAGTCCTTCATGACTTGACCATCCCCAACAAGGGCCTGCATCCATGAGTATGGTGCAGTTGAGCTGTTTCCTATTGTTTCCTCTAGGCGCTCTGGTATTCTCAAGTCCTCACTCAACACATTTCTGTAGACAAGAAACCCTGCTTTTGGGTCTCCGACAAATTCAACTTGAATGTTTCTCATCGGCTCATCATATCTGCAGAAACCATATTGCCAATGACACCCGCTTGCCACTTAAAACACTATCAACATAATGGCTGTATGGTAAATTGCTTGGAAAAATAACACAGCCACCAGCGCGCGGTTTATATCGGTAATCAGCTTTAGGGAAAACTAAGTCCCCGCCCGAGAATTCATCGTTTAAATAGACAACTGCAGAAACAACAAAATTATTGCAACCCAACTTTGGCGTTCCGTCAAGGTTCTGACTATCCGCATGCTCTTCGGGAACATTTCCTGGAATGACCTCAACAAGCACCGCATTGTCAACGGCTAGGGCTGTCTCAAACTCTTCTTCTGCAATTTTTAAAACCCGTTCGCATATGTCCTCAAAAACACCATACGAAAACGCATCGTGTTCAAGCAAGGCATATTTATCGTAGTATCCAGTTGATGGGTCATTTTTTGAATAGTTTGACGGCGAACCAATTTCTTTAATTGCGTCTAATATCACGCCATATTCTTTTGGTTCTATCAAGTTTGATTTGCTTATAATCATCTTTTATTTAACCGTATAAAAAGAAGGGGTGGTGTACCTGTACCCCTTTGTTACCATTTTAACTCCGTGCAGGTAATTGACGTCACCCGGATGAGCGATTGCTAGGCCCGGCTTTGGCTTAATACTTATGTCGTGCTGTGGGTAATAGAGTTCTCCGCCTTCAAAATCATCGTTGTAATAAAACAATGAGTTCAAGTCGTAGTCAACAAAGGCGTTTGGCTCACCGTTATTCAGCTGCTTATCGGCATGCGGTCTTTGCTCGATTCCGGGTCTCCACTTCATGATTACTGGGGGTCGCGGAGAAAGTTCTAGACCATAGATTTCCTCAAGAGCTGTCTGCATCTTTTGTATATATTTATCAATTATGTTGAAAACTGGCACTGAAAGTCTTTGGAGAATATCGCTACTGCACTGCCTGTCGTTCCAATAATCAGCGTTGTACAGACACGTCCCATCTTCAGCATAAACGCTTTCTTTTGAGTTGTTCCACTCATTTATTGTCGGGCAGAAATCTTGAATGATTTCAAGGTCGTCTTTTTCTATGAAGTTCTCAAAAATATGTATATTTTCAGGACCAGACCCAAAATGTCCCGGCTTTATTTTCCATGGCGATTCACTACCTGTTGACATATCAACAACACTAACAGGCTACCGATGCCTGCATAGGACCAAATCGTACAACTGGAAGTCCAGTGATGACCTTTTGAGTATCTCCTGCTCCGCAACATGCGAAATTTTAAAATCTTGGCTAATTATTGAATTCATTTTTGAATGAGCGTTTTCTGAAAGTTTGAGTCCATAGGTGAATTTGACTTTATCTGCCAGCCAATTAATTGCGGTTTTTCTATCCTCCATAATGAAAAGGTTCATATTCTCAATTTCCTTTTCTAAAAGCTCTGGTGTGGGCAGGTCTGATTCTATAAAAACTAAATTTACCTTGCTTGCTACATCTGTATCGCGCAATGCAACTACCGAGTCGTCACACGTAGCCAGCCTGCAGAACAGCATTTTTGACTGTATGTTCCCAGAACTTGAAAATAGTTCGTTGGCTCCGAAAGGCGTAACGCTTCCCCACATGAATTCTTCAAGAAAGTGATTATCAAAAGCCACATTGCCACTTTTGGCCACATATTTAGCAATGCTTAAATAGTGCTGAACGGGCTCTCTGATTAGTGAAAACACATCATAATTATCTTCATTTTTAAAAATTGGGTTAGAAGCAAAATGGCCAGATACGTACGGATTGTCCTTGAACGTGTCTTCTGAGTAAATTTCACTCTGGGTTGGTTTGTGTAGATAGAAACCCTGTTCGGAAAATGTTTTTTCTAAGGCATTGGCAATTCCGTAACCAGAGGTCCTCGGTATGTGTAAATGATATATTTTTTTATCATTCATGTTCTGATTCTTTTATTTTTTCATACAACTCAATGTCAATTTCAATTTTTGAATATATCACCGATTTATGTTGTTTGCTTATTTTGAATGTTGGTTTGGGTGTTCCATTAACCACCGAATCGTTGTTAGATATTTTTATTCCGTATAAATCAAATAAAATATCATTTATTGTTTCAACAAAACGAGCTCTGTTTTCCACGGTGCCTACTATTATTCCATCCAGCTTTTCGCTTAACTCTGAATAAGACTTCGGCTTTTCAACAAAAAATGATTGATACCTAGTTTCAACTAAATTGCCATATTCATCAAAATATGGTTCATGTTTAATACACGCAATTTTTGAAAACAAGAAGCATGATTGTGGATTTTCACATCCAGACATCCCCTCAAATTGAGTGTTGAATTCATTGTCGTTACTAAGGAATAAGTCTAAAAATTCTTCAGTAAAATCAACCCCAGACTGCATGGCCGCGTACTTTGCCAAACTTAAATACTGTTCAAAAGGCTCTCTTACCATGGAGAAGGTTACGAGTTCTTCAATAACACTTATCGGATTTCGAGCAAAGTGTCCACAAATTATGTTGTGTGATTCAGCTATTTCTGGATTAAATACAAACTCAAACTCTCCGGGTATATACACTGCTTTTGCCACATCTTGGATGTACGCATTGGGAAAGTTTTTACTGTTTGCACTTTGTGATGCAGCAAGTAGGTCATACTGCATTTTCATTCCAGATGTTTTTGGTATATGCAAAAAATAAACGTGTTTATTTTTGCTCATCCATTAAAGCCATTTCCATGAGTACCCTGTGTTTTACTGGAATCCAAAAATGTGGCGAAGTATATCTAACCCCATCTGTTACTTCTGTGACTCCGTGAGCATACATGTTCGTTGACGGAAAAAACACCAGCGTACCTGGTTGCGGTTTTATGTGAATGTTGTATTTTGGAAAGAACAGCTCTCCGCCTTCGTACTCATCGTTTAAGTAAATAATTGAACCATAATCAACTATGTAGTTATATCCAGGCCAACCATCTGCTGTTTCGCCATCTGCATGGACGTCCTGTTTTTCTCCAGGATACCATTTTCTTATTCCGGGTTTTGTTCTCTCAAGAAATCTGCCAAACCTATACTCAACTTCATGCTGTACTTTATCTACATACTGCTGCATGATTGAAAAAATATATGGCGAATTCTTCTCAATAAACTCTGGCATGTGAATGCTGTCTGTACCGAGTTGACTTCTTGATTCCCAAAATTCTACTGAGTGACAGTAATCAAGTATCTCGGCAAGGTGGTCTTTGCTTATGAAATTTTCTTTTATTACTATGTTTGATGGGTCAGCAAATGGGAGGCTGTTTAGCTCTACTGATTCGTCCCGGAAAACCATCCGGAAACCTCACTTAAATCCAGGACCAAATGGAGGTGGGAAGAAAGGCGGGAAAAACGGTGGGAAGAACGGAGGGAAAAACGGAGGGAAGAAAGGTGGGAAAAATGGAGGAAAGAACGGCGGAAAGAATGGCGGGAAGTACGGTGGAAAATACGGTGGAGCAACTGGAGTGACCGAGTTTGAAGGCGCAGAAGCCTGTGAACCGTAAGCATTAGACGCAGTAACTGTGAATGTGTAAGCAGTACCGTTGGTAAGGCCAGTAATAGTAATGGGTGATGTTCCAGTTCCAGTAAGACCACCTGGGGAAGACGTTGCAGTAAATGTTGTCGTTCCAGTTCCTGCTGCTCCAGCAGTATACGTAACAGTTGCTTGAGCGTTTCCGCCAGTAGCAGTGCCAATAGTCGGAGCTCCGGGTCTATTTCCTGCTGTAACCGAGTTTGACGAAGAAGAGTCGGCCGTTCCATAGGTAGTGGACGTTCTAACAATAAATGTATAAGCCTGCCCTGCCGTCAGGCCAGTTGCCCTGATTGGACTTGTCCCACTGAACTGTGCACCACCTGGACTTGCTATTGCCGTATAGGTTGGTGAACCTGTTCCTGCGGAACCAGGAGTAAACGGAACATCAATAGCCCTGTCAACGTTTTGTACTATCGCCGCAGTTCCGATGGTTGCAGCGGTTGGTGCATTACCTGCTGTCACAGAGTTGGAAGCAGCGGAAGTTGAAGAACCAAATAGGTTTGATGCAGTTACAGTAAACGTGTAAGAGGTTCCAGCAGTAAGACCAGTAACGCGAATTGGGCTTGAGCCTGTCGCCGTTATCCCGCCTGGGGAGGAAGTTGCAGTAAATGTTGTTAAACCTGTACCCGAAGCACCAGCAGTATAAGTGACATCAACTTCTCTGTTTGCGTTCTGAACTATTGTTGCAGTTCCGATTGTTGGTGTGCCGGGATTTTGCCCGATTGCCACAGAATCAGTCGTAACGGTATCTGAAGGCACGCCATAGTTTGTTGTAGCCACCAGCGTGAATGTATAACTTGTTCCAGCAGTCAATCCAGTGACCGTTATTGGTGAGCTGGATGCTGATGCGCTAACACTGCCAGGACTTGATGTGGCTGTGTAAGTAATTGTGTCCTTGCCGATATATTCGGACGGGGTAAAAGATATTGAGGCTACCGTGCCTACGCCGGTATTAGTCGCAACGACGTCTGTTGGTGTCGTTGGCTTTTTACCACCACTATCTTTTAGTGCTTCCATGATTTACGCCGAAAGGTCTCCGATGAGCACCCATGTATCGGCTGCTCGTTTTATCAGCGTAGCACCAGACCACTGAGCACGAAGCTTACGTCCTGGAGTCGCGTTAATCGTCACTCCAGAGCCCTGAGTGACAGTGCACTGACCTGAGCCGGTCTGGATAATCGTGATGTGAGTTCCAGTGGGGAAAGCAACCGAAGAATCTGGTGGAACAGTTAATGTATTTGCAGTTCCCACACCCATTTCAACAATCTTATTTCTATCTGAAAGCACCAGTGTGTAGCTGGCTGCTTGAGCATTTGTCAACGGTTCAGATAACTTGTTTCGACCTATTCCAGCATCTGAAGATATGTCTCCGTCAACGATGGTTCCATCTTCAATCATGTAGGAAGTAATCACCGCTTGGTCTGTCAAAACTACAGCTGTACCTGCAATTTTGTCTGGGTCAATTTCTGCACCGTTTGCGATGTGGGTATTTGATATGACATCACTGTCAATTGTCAAAACACCAGAGCTAGTCATTGATACATCGCCAGATATGGTTGTTGAGGTGGCAACACCGGATGAGTTGTACATAACAATCTTGCCAGGGTCACTGTCCACAAGTCTGTTGAGAGGAACAGAGTCCTCGGTCAGAGATGAACCAGCAACAGCACCTGAAGAGAACATTGCTGAGGGGATTGTTACAAGCACCCAACCAGAACCGTTGAACGTCCAGGTCTTACCCGCACTTACGTGAAGGTCGCCTGATTGCGCGTCTGATGGAAAGTCAATCGCTGGCATGATTAAGCCTGTGCTTCCGTCCATGAGAGGCGAGCAAACACTGTCGCAGAAGCAGCACCGATGTTCGTAGCAACAATGTGCAATGTGTCTGGACCGTCTGGATAAATGCCTGTTGTTGTTAGCGTCGTGCCTCCGCCAAGAATTGAGTTACCAAGGTCTCGAACGTCCTCAAGGCTAATCTGAACACCACCGGTTCCACCCACAAAGAAACCACCAGTTACTTCACCACCGCTAACAGTCGTTGCTGTTCCTTGGTAGTCTGCAATTTGGGCCAAACTTGATGTAACCGCTGTTGGCTTTGCCCATGTACGAGAGTTTGATGGAACACCATTCAGGATGGCCTGAACAAGAATGTTTGATGTAGCAGAAGTAGTCGTTACGTCAAGGTTTCTTAGCACCAACTGCATTCTGTTAACAAGCTCTCTTTCACCGAAGAACGCCGAGGTTCCGTTATCTGCTGATGGAGAGACGCGAATAGCAATCAGGGTTCGTGTTGCTCCTGCCGCGATAGTTACACCGGTTGTCTGACCATAAGTAAACACGAGCGACTTGTCGTCGTCAAATCTTCCGTCCATGATTGCCGATGTACCCCAGTGAGATATTGAAGGCGCATATGTTGGGAATGCAAGCTCAACTCCAACTGGATTGGATGCTGAGTATGTAAATGCAAGAGCCGCGCTTGTTCCCATCGGGATTGCGTTTACTGTTGGGTTAGCCCCAGTCACAGCGGCACTCAACTTGATGTTGGTGCCGTCAATTTGCTGAATGAATGTTCCGTCTGGTACGTCTGTTCCAGTGACTCTTTGACCGACTTGCAGTCCAGAGTTTGATGCGACAGTTCCATCGTTTTCCCCAGCAGCAATTGTTAAGGCGAGGGAAGCGTTTCCTGTTTTTTGTCTTGTAAGACCAGTAAATGTTGTTGCAGTTTTCCCAGTGTAGTTGATGTATTCGTAACCAGTTGCTGTATTGAATACACACAATGTACCAATGCTTGGGAATCCTGTCGTACTTCCGACATTCATCGTTGCTGTCTCGGAGTCAGACAAAGTTCCAGTTAGCTGCGTATGTGGCGGCTGGCTGAGAGCTTCATATCGCGCTGGAAGGTTTCCCGAACGCATATATGCTTCTGCATTTGTGTTGTTGTTGATTATCTTGTGACAGTAAGTAACTTTTCCGTCTTTTGCACGCATACCCCAACGGATGAAACCAGCACCATACCAAGAATAGTCGATGTAGAACATCTGCATTCTAGAAAGGTCAACATTGTAACCAGATGCCCCAGTTCCATCAAACTTGTCTAGATTCCATTCAGCTTGTGGATACTTTGTGTCCACTGTTTTGGAAACTGAAACCATGGTTGAAGTAGCACCACGCCATGCAGGGCTAATGGTCAATTCGGTGTTGCTTGCAATGTCAGTAATTCTGTATGACTGGCCTCGAGCAACGATGTAGTCACCGATTTCAAGCTGGCCAGCGTACCTTGTCGGGAATGCTGCAGTTGTTTGCTGAACAGTACATGAGCCATTAGTAAATGAAGACTTTCCAGAAATCTGGAAAGTTGATGAACGTTTTACAGCCCACAAAGTCTGTCCGTCAAACTCAAAGAAGACTCCGTTTTGGTCGTCAAATAGACCAATTCTGTTAACGTTTCCATACCATCCAGAAACGGTGATGTAATAAGGACCAGAAGCAAGAATGTTAGAGCCGCTTGATGTTGCTGGCTGATAGGTAAACGTGTTATACCCGGTAATCGTATAAACGTTTGTGGTGCCGTTAAAAATTGCCTCATTGGCACCAAATATCGTTATTGTCGAACCTGGGTAGAGGTTGTGTTTTTCCTTGGTCTGAACCGTAACAAGGTTTGTTGATGTGCTGTATGTAAGCTGGTCCAATTGAAGGTCGGGCTTTAAGAGCGTTCCAGACGACATCTGGATTCCTTTTCCTGACTGGTAGCGGAAGTAACGACGAGTTTGACGTGTTGCAAGTTCGTAGTTTGACGTTCCGTTGTTAGAGAAGATTACGCCGCCGTCAAATGGTCTATGAAGGAAGTTTCCAGATGGTGCAACATAAACAGCAGCTGATGATGCAGTCAGTGTTCCAGTTGGAGCAACTGGCGCATGGTAAACAAACTGTGTTGAACTGATTATTCTTGAAACAAAGTTTGCACCGTTTGGAGGGTTTGAACCAGACGTTGTAATTCCTGTTATGGCAACTTCGTTACCAATTGAAAGACCGTGCGGAATTGTCGTGGTAACAGTGACTGCTGTACCAGAATACGAAACTGTTGGAGCTCCACCAATTTTTGCATTTGTAAAAATAACACCGGTAAAAATTGCAGTTTTGTTTGCATCAAAAATTGATGTCAATGCTCCAGTATTAACAGCTTTTCCTGTATAGGTAAATGATGTATTGGTGGTCACTGACTCAATGAGGTATGCACCGTTAGCAATAGACAGCTGAGTATCTCTAACCGTAATTGGTGTTCCAACAGCAAGTCCAGTTGTATCAGTCAGTGCAACCGTAACTGTTCTTGACGATGTGTTCATCGTGATTGAAGTAATCGACGATATAAAACTTGCCGAGTCGTATATGAACGGTCTAGCACCGACAGTCGTTAGGTTCTCCCACTTTGAAATCTGTGTTCCGTACTCAAAGTCGGTGTCAATCAACGACTGTGGCTGCGAGACTCTTAACTTTTGGACAGGGTCAAAAAGTACTTCTTCTGGTGTAATCGGCGTTAAGCCAGGTGGTATTTGGTTAAGACCCATTACGCTATCTCCATCCCGCTGATGTGGAATTTAATGTCAGTTGAGTTCGCATTTCCAGTAATTGTGTCCCCTGCCATGAGAACCTGCTTGAGGTCAAGGGAAATAACAGAATTCCCAGGAATTTCAAGTGTTGGGACAAGAGGGATACCATCGAGACCGATTGAGTATGTGCCACCAGCATTTGCGTTGTTTGATACCACAATGTTGGTTACAACCGTTCTCGTCAATGAAGGAACAGTGTAAAGCGTTGTTGCAGGGTTTGTATAAACCGTAGCAGCGCCCCTAAAAAGAATTTCAGCTGTATTAGCCATTGATTACTCCAGTCATTTAGAACGCTCCCATGATAGACGCTACTCCGACATCATCGGTGCTAGTCGAGCGAGAGACAAGAACCCATTCTCCGTCGTAGTAAACAAAGACTTCACTTGTTGTGTTCCTGAACCAGAATTGACCGTTTGCAGGGTTTTCTGGTGACTCTGAACCAATAACAGCGCCGATACCAGATGCGCCAATTTCAATCCAGTAACCATCGTAGTACACAAAGGTGATAGCTGAGTCTGTTTCAAACCAGAAGTCTCCTAAGTCCGGAGATTCTGGAGGGGTGGTGCCGAGTGTCATCTTTGCACCCTGGTCGATTATCTTGTAGATGCTTCCGTCCCTAGTGGACTCCCATCTATCCAGTGTCTCATTCCACCTGATTTCAACGCTTGCGCTTGAGCCTCTGTCAATTTTGATTGCCCCATCAAGCGTAGGGGCTCCGACTGTTCCAGCATTAAGAACAATTTCACCACTGGCCACATTGAGAGAAGCTTGGTTTGTTACTTCTGTGTTTGTTGCAAAAAGATTTTGCACGACAAGTGTGTCAAATTGCACGCACGCACTGGTGCCGACGGCTTGTCCAATAGAAATTGTTGGAGTGGCAGATTCTCCAGCGTTGTCAGTAATCGTTATACCTGTTCCAGCAACCAGATTGGCTACATAGTTGCCAGTTGTGTCGGTTCCCATTACTACGGAGTTTGGTTGAATCGCTGTCGACATTGTCACATTGCCAAGGTCGGTGAAAGTCACCGAACCAGAAACATCGCCAGAAAGCGTCAGAATTGGCGATACACCAGTAATAACTGGACTAGTTAAAGTTTTGTTTGTTAACGTATCCGTGGTATTAGTGCCAACAAGAGTCGTTGTTGCATCTGGGAAAGATATAACCCTGTCTGCTGTTGGGTTTGCAAATGTGATTACTGTTTCAAATTCGTCTGGCGTTGAGCCTTCAAAAGTAATGCCTCCGCCAAACTTAACTTCTGGACTTCCAGATGAGATTGATGAAGAAGGAGTATTTACAGGTGTGTACCTAAATTGAAACGCAGACGTGATTTGAGCAACAGTAAAATCTCCGTTGTAGCCTTCTTGGGTAGCTCCAGAAACCGTAATCCTCGCCCCAACATAAAGACCATGCTCAGAAAGGGTATTGACTGTGACGAGATTAGTCCCAGCGTTATAGGCAAGGTTTCCGTTTACGCTCAGGTTTGTGTTGCCTATAGACAGTCCAGCAAAAAGAGGAGAATCACTTGAGCCGATAGGTTGTCCGATACTTATGGTTGGAGTTCCAGCCTCTTGGGCGACAGCGTTTGCTAGAGATACACCAGTTCCGGCGATAACTGAAGCAACATAGTTTCCGCTTGTATCAGTGTTTAGGTCAACTAAATCTGGAACCCAAGCTGTTCCGTTCCACTTAAGAAACTGTCCATTTGTTGGAGATGCTGCAGAAACATCAGAAAGACCATCCAAGCCATGATTTGATATTGTCGAAACTGTTGCAGCGTTTCCAGAGATGCTTCCATCAACAGAGCCGGTCACATTCCCAATTAGGTTGCCTGTGACGTTTCCGAACACGTTTCCTGTCAGATTGCCAAGGACGTCACCGCTAACACTACCAGTAACGTTGCCTAAGAGGTCACCTGTAACGTTTCCTGTTACGTTTCCGATATGAAGGCCCGTTGTGTCGCCTGAGAGATTACCAACTACGTTGCCGTTGAGCTGTCCATAAAATGAACCACTTGCGCTTCCGTCAAATGTTCCAATTACATCGCCATCAACTGTTCCAATCAATTCTCCAAAATGTGTTCCTAGTAAGTTTCCGTGGAATTCTGAAGCATAGATATTATTGTTAGCAGTTATATTTTCGAAGAAAATTGGATTTAATAGAGGCGCTTTGTCATTTAACTGAAGCTGAATGTTTGCACTAGCGCTATTTAGATATTCAAGTTGAGCTTTTGTGGTTCCAAGTTCAAAAAGTTTATTTAAATCACCAGCTGTTGCAACAAGGTCTGTAATATCAGATGTTCCAATACTTATTGATTGTGAACCATCAAAACTTTGACCTCCAATAAAAACTGGATTATTAAGTCGATTCGCTTCTTCTGCAACTCCGCTTAAATATGGTGCTGTTATTCCGGCAAAAAAAACACTTGCACTTTGGGAAACATCTTGTCCTATTGAAAGCTGGTTTCCGTTTTTGAAAATACCAGTACCAGCAAGAATAGGTGCAGTGCCAGAAAACTGAGTGAATCCTATGGCGTCTGTGCCAATTATGTGGTCACCATCTGTTCCTGTTCCAGAGGTGAATACAAGGAAACCTTGGTTTGCATTCGTTGAGCCTTGGGATACATATAATGCATCGCCTGCATGTGGGGTCGCATACTGGCTGCTTGCGTCAAAGTCATCTGCGCGAGTAAGAACCCATGGCACGGAAACGCTTCCTTGATTAGTAACCACATAGATGCCGTTGTGCACGGTATTTGCTTGGTTTTTTACAAGAATTCTGTTTCCTGTTGAAGCATTTGTTCCGTCTACAACGAGTCTTGCATTTGCCCCTGCGGTAAGAGTTGCGCCAATGCCGTCTCCGCTGTTGTCATAGGTCGGCGTATTAGGCAAAGCAGCTGCTGTAGCAAGTAATACAAATTCATGCCAGTTAATTGATGCAGCGATACCATCCACATACGCTTTGGTTGCTACATGACTATCATTTACCGGCAGGTTCCCTATAGTCATCTGGGCAAATGTTGGCGAAGCTGAAGTTCCTACAGATTGCGGAAGCGATATTGTTGGGGTGGAGCCAGAACCAGAGTTCCCCGTTATCGTCAAGCCAGTTCCAGCGACTAGCGATTCAACGTAATTTGCACTCTCTAGGGAGCCATAAAAATAATCAAGCCCAGTCCATTCGGTGGAGCCGTCACCAAGCTTTATCTTGCCAGTATCGGACTCTAGACCTATTTCTCCAGCAGAAAGAACTGGGTCAACCGAGGTCCAGTTGGCAGCAAGGTCGCGACGGAATAAAATTTTCTTGTAAGCCATTAAGCATCGCCTCCGTCAGCAACTTGAGAATTGTTGCCTTCATCTATTTCAATGTCGGCAAAACCTCCATCAATTATCGCAGATTTAAACCTTTGCCAACGCAACCCATTCCATGTCCAAGATTTGCCAGCAACAAAAAATTCGTCATTTATTGACGGGCTTGGAGGGAAAATGATTGCCATATGGGCAATTATCTCATATTCTAATCAATAACAGTTTCAAGTCTATCGTTTTCCATGAGCTTTTTTGAGAACGTGTTTAGCCCATGGATATACCCGAGTGGTTCTGGAATATTCAGTTCAATGCAGACTTCTATCAGTTTTCCGTCTCGAATATCTGTCCAAGCGTCAATCATGGCTTGCGCACCAGATTTACCACTGATGTGATATTTTTCTGAAATGAGCTCAATTAGCTCATCGTCGTAATTCCACGTCTTTATTGTCATATCAATAATCTACTATGCGGTTATTACTCTGTGGGCGGGTTGAAGTTCTCCCCATCCCACGTGTAACCTTTTGCAAAATTTTCTTGATTACTTGGAATTTCAATGATTGTTGGTCTTGACGAATACAGTTCGTGGAATTGGTTCCACTCTGGGCCTGATGAAATTGACATAATTTCTGTTACGACTCCGTCTACCACAAATGCAAAGTGACGAAATTCTGGTGTTGTATCGCTCATTTTTTCTCCTAATTTATTAACAGCAGTTTCCGCCGCCAGCGCAATAGTCTCCGCCGCAGGTTATCTGACAAGGGCCGCTTACCCATGCAAGGCCAATTCCGTAGTTTCCGTCTGCCACTCCGTTGTATCCGCAAGCACCACCTACGCCACCAACAGAGGCATAGTAGACAGGACCGTAATAGTATGTTCCCGCTGGGTCTGGGGCTGGTGGAGCGGAGTAGGTTGCTGCGCCTTGGCTACTGGTTGCAAAACCAGCACGACTAGCTGTTACGTAAACGGTTGAACCTTGATTATCCGATAATCCAGAAACTGTTATCAGGCTTCCAGAACGAGTAAATGAACCAGCGCTAACGCTCACCGAGTAAGTGTTTGCCGCATCATAGTTCCCTATTGAAATATTGAACTTAAACCTACCCGGCGTCGCACCTGCTTGATAGCTAGAATATGTTGGAGTTGCCAATCTAGTGAATGACGTGCCAGATGTATTTGCGGAATTTTGCACAAATCCAGACCTACTCACCGTAACCGTGCATGTCGCAGCTGTTGCGTCAGCAAGGTTGGTCACTGTAACGTTTCCTGAAGATTGTGTTGCGCTTCCGCTATTTGATACAGAGAATGTATAAGTATTTAGTGCATTATAGTTTGATATAGCAAATGTATAGCCACTGGTAGCACCAGATGAAGCACCAAACGTTGGGGCGTCAAGTTGAGAGAAAGAAACCCCTGTTGTATTAGAGGAGTTTGTTAACCAGCCGTTCTTATTAACCGTCACGGTACATGTTGCTGTTACAGCGTTGCCGAGGCCTGTTACTGTTACCAAACCAGCAGTCTGTGTCGCGCTACCACCATTTGACACAGAAAACGAATAAGTGACAGTTGGGTCATAATTGGAAATGGAAAACGTATATCCATTTGCTGCTCCAGATGATGCTCCAAATAATGGAGTTAACAATTTTGCCGCGTTAGCAAACAGAAGTCCAGACTGTCTCGCCGAAACAGACGATATAAAAGGCATTTTAGTAACCCAGGTTTGAGCTACCGAATACAGTCCATGCAGAACTTCGACGCACAAACGTAAACGAGAAGATGTCTATTTTCCCAGCCGAGGATGTTGGTGTTGGGGCCGCACCGTTTGCCCATTTGATTGTTTGCGCAGAACCTGCAACTTGCACCACGTTCGGATAGTAACCAGTTGCTCCTTGGGTTACAAAAATTACAACCGTAACTGCTTTGCCATCATCGGTTGGGGCGTTAGTAAGATTGACTGTAAAGTTGCTTCCAGGTGCAGTGCCAAGATAAAAGATGTCCCCAGTTGCATAATCCGCGGTAACAACGCTTGCAGAAACCGAAGCGTCAGCGACCGACTCTCTGATTGTTGTTTTATCTATTCTCCCAGAAATTGCAACATTTCCAGTTGAGGTAACGTTTGCAAACGTAACCGAAGAACTAGCCGAAACTGCTTGTCCAATTGCGATAGTTGCATTTGAGCCTTCGCCAGGAGTGTGAGCAATCGTTACACCAGTTCCTTGGGTAAGGTCGGACATGTAGTTGCCAACAGTGTCGGTTCCTAGGTTGATTTCATCGTTAACCCATACTGTTGATGCACTGTTGTAGCGCAAGAACTGACCATCAGCTAATCCATTAATCTTGACATCATGTAGCTCGTCAAGCTCATAGCCATTTTGAGTTGCAACATACGCAATTCCATTGCTTGTTGCGCGAACCACAACTCCTATAAAAACTAGATGCTGTGGGGCACTTGGCTTATCCGTAGTGAGTTGACCATTACTACCAAGCCACAAAACATCACCAACGCTGTAAGTAGACAGGTTGATTCCATCTACATAACCACGCGTAATGATTGGTCCATTCTCATTAGCGTTAATATTTGCCCCAACCAAACCAACGGTTTTTGAAGATGTTGCATCGCTTGAATTATCTGCGCGCTTTACAGAGGCATGGTCACCGTTGCCACCAAAAAGATAAACAGCAGTTCCAGTAGTAAGAGTTGTCGCTTCAGCGTTTCTTACGTAGGTAACAACAGAGGCGTATTGGTTTACAAAGTTTGTTCCGTCGTAGACAAGAGACTGAAACTCTTCTGGAGAAGTAATAACAACATCTGAAATTTCATCAAGGCTCACACCAGAGTTAACAACGCTTGCGCTGATAGTGATATCGGAAGCTCCGTTAAAGGAAGCCGAACCAGACAAGTCGCCAGAAAGAGAAATTGTTCGTGCAGTAGCAAGCGCTGAAGCGGTTGATGCATTACCGATTAACGGAGCTGTTACCGTTGCAAACTGTACAGATGAAGAAGTTTCAACTGCTTGCCCGATTGCAATTGTAGGACTTGAACCCTCTCCTGGAGTGTGGGTTACTGTTACGCCAGTACCTTGTGTTATGTCTGAAACAAAGTTTCCAATCGTGTCTGTTCCGAGTTCAATAGTCCCAAGTGCAGCGATATCCCCGTATGTGGTGCCGTCGTTCGTGAACTCCCATTGGTCGTTTGTTTCGTTCCAGCGAATTAGAACATTTGCTGAAGTTCCACGCTCAACTTCGATTCCTGAGTCGAGCGTTGGGGATGCTGTAACACCAGAGTTCAGAACAACTATATTGTCTTCAACCAAAAGCGTTTCCGTATTGAGAGTTGTGGTGGTTCCATTTACAGTCAGGTCCCCACCGACCACAACATCACCAGACGTTTCAAGCCTTGCAAATGAAACGGACGAACTAGTTGCTACGGCTTGCCCAATTGCAATAGTTGCATTGGAACCTTCACCTGGCATATGCGTAATCGTTACGCCTGTACCTTGAGTAAGGTCAGACATGTAGTTGCCGGTTGTATCTGTCCCAAGCGCTACGGAGTTTGGCTGAATTGTTGCAGTTATACTTGCATCTGCAGAACCGTTGAATGAAACAGAACCAGCAACATCACCAGACAAAGAAATAGTACGTGAGTTTTGCAGTGTTGATGCAGTAGCCGCATTGCCGGTAGTGGAGCCTGAAGTTCCAGTTATGTTTCCAGTTACATTGCCAATCAGATTTCCAGTAAAAATAGATGCAGTTATAGTGCTAGCAGATATATATGGACCCAAAAGGCTCACCACATTATCGTTATACCAGTCAAGGCCGTCAAAAGTTAGAACATCTCCAGCGTTAGCGGTATCTATGTATACGTTGTCTAGTTCTTCTACTTTTGGAAACTCTGGAGTTAGGGTTAACTGAATCCACGAACCTGAGTAGTAAGTGTAAAGTTCAAGTTCACTTGAGTTATACCAAAGGTCACCTTCTTGAACTTCATCATTTGGTTCACTATCTGAAACTGTGAGAAAGTGAACTGTTTCATTAACCCACGCAGATGCAGAGCTGTCATAGGTGAGAATATCTCCACCCTCGAGGTCGGTGATTGTTACGTCGCCAACATCGTCAAGACTGTTAATTGTTGGGATTGATGCCCATTCAAGACCAACAGATGCCGAGCTATTTGCTTTTAAGAAGAACCCATTTGCTCCGACTCCGAGTCTGTGCAAGGCCGAACCATCAGTGACAAGTAGGTCGCCCTTGGTGGTCAGTTTGCTTACAAGTTCATTGGCCTCGTCTGCATCGTTTGCAGTGAAGACTGGATAAATAACTGAGCCAATTGGGTGCTCTGATGCGGTGGTGTCGTCCTGGGCTCTAACTAGCGTAAGAGTTGAGCCAGAGATAGTTGCAAGACACTTTTCTTCATAAATAGAAGATGGGTTTATGACAACATAAAAAGGGACACCCGCAATTGATGGCCAGCCAGTAGTAGCTGCGATGTCAACAGATGTTCCAGCAACACCTAGGAGTGTTGTTGTGGTCGTGTTGCGCGAAGCACCTGAAAATTGTCTTCTGATAAATGCAGCCATAATTACTCCTATTTTACTCCATGTCAACTAACGAGGGCCTGAATACCCCAGTATCCAGCTGTAATGCCTTGAATTGGGTCTGTGTCGTACCTTGCTGTTTGCCCAGAAACACCAGTTCCACTTGCTGTTCTTGGTGCGATGTGCAAACCAACTGCAGAATCTCCAGCAGTTGCTCCACCAAATCCTGTCGCAGTGAGAGGAACGCTTCTTCTTTCTGTTGTTATCTGCGAACTTTGACCATGTGCAGATGCAGTTCTTATAATTGTCAGCAATTGAACTAATGATGATGAACCAGTTCCATTTCCACTCGCGGCTCTTGGTGCTGTATGCAGGCCGTTCGCTTCATCGTTGGCCGTTGCGCCACCAGAAGCAGTCGCTGAACGCAAGTTTCCGTGAAGCGTTAGATTACTTGAACCACTTGTTCCTGTTCCTGTCGCAGTTCTTGGTGCCGTATGCAGACCAATAGCAGTATCGCCAGCGGTTGCACCACCAGAAGCAGTTGCACCTCTTGGCGACGTGTGTTTTCCAGTTGCAGTTTGTGTTGCATTTCCTGCTGAAGTAGAAGTTCTAAAGAGAATCTTGAATTCTTCAGTGCTTTGACCTCCAGACCCTGAAGCCGTTGCGCTTCTTGGAGCTGTGTGCAGGCCATTTGATGCATCGGAGCCTTGGCCAGACGCACTTGCAGTTCTGACTGGAGTCTTAAATGATGATGCACTTTGTGAACCGCTTCCTGTTCCACTTGCTGAACGTGGAGCAGTATGCAGCCCAACTGCTGTGTCACCTGCAGTAGCAGAGCCAGAACCTTGAGCTGTTCTGAGATTTGAATAAAGAATTGAGTTGTTTGAATTTCCAACCCCAGAGCCAGAAGCAGTTCGAATATATGTCGTGACAATTGATGCAGACGAATTACCGCTACCGTCACCACTTGCATTTCTTGGAGCGATGTGTAGACCATTTGACGAGTCCGAACCAGCTCCGTCACCGCTGGCAGTTCTTAGTGGGGTCTTAAATGAAGACGAACTTGAAGCGCCATTTCCTGTTCCGCTCGCATCTCTCGGCGCGGTATGCAAACCGACAGCTTCATCGTTAGCGGTAGCGCCACCGTCCCCATAGGCTGTTCTGATTTTTCCGTATCTAAAAGATACAAGCGAGTCAGATACGCCTGATGCAGAACCGGTTCTAAAGATGGTTCGCAATTCTTCTGATGTTGAAGAACCATTTCCAGTTGCGGATATTGTTCTGAAGAAAGTGCTCTTTTCTTCTGATGTTGAAGCTCCACTGCCGTTTGCAGATGCATCTCTGACATGTGAGTGAAGAATCGTTGCTTCATCTCCGGCAGTCGCCGAACCAGAACCTTGAGCAGTTCTAATATTTGAATATAGAACAGAGTTATTTGATGTACCAGTTCCTGATGCGGATGCTGTTCTGAGATGGGTGAACAGTTGAGAAACTGATGAATCTCCATCACCAGAACCGCTTGCTGTTCTTGGTGATGTGTGTAGACCATCTGAAGACTCAGATGACTGTCCTGCAGCAGAAGCTGTTCTAACAGGTGTCTTGAATGAAGATGAATTTTCAGAACCGCTTCCAGAAGCACTTGCGGTTCTAAGGCTTGAATGAAGAATTAGGGCAGTGTCACCTGCGGTTGCAGAACCTGAACCTTGAGCGGTTCTGAGGTTTGAGTAGAGAATTGAGTTATTGGATGTTCCAGAACCACTAGCTGAAGCAGTCCTGAGATGGGTATGAAGGGCGGAAACAGTTGAATCTCCGTTTCCTGAACCAGTAACACTTCTTGGCGAAATGATGAGTCTTGTTGCAGACTCGCTTGACTGTCCATCTGCGTTTGCGGTTCTTGGTGATGTGTGCAATCCAGTTGCAGTTGAACCGCTTGTTGCTGAACCTGAAGCAGAAACAACAGCTGTTCTAACTCTTGTTGATGATTCACTGGATTGACCAGAACCTGATGCAGTTCTAGGTGCAGTGTGCAGTCCGATTGCCTCATCACCAGCGGTTGCACCGCCAGATGCCGTTGCAGCTCTAAGGAATGTTATTACTTCACTTAGATTGGTTGATGAACCAGTTCCGCTTCCGCTTGCGGTTCGTGGTGCTGTATGTAGACCAGCAGATGTGCTGTTTCCATCTGCTGAGGCAGAAGCCGTTCTTGGCGCGGTATGGAGACCGATTGCTTGGTCTCCGGCTGTTGCAGAACCAGAACCAGTGGCCCCTCGTGGAGAGGTATGAATCGAGACAATAGCGTGGCTAGATGTAGCAGATGCTGAAGCAGTTCTTATCGCCGTATGAAGTTGCGATACAGACGAAGAACCACTTGCTGTAGCGGAGGCAGTCTCCGATACTGTTTTAAATCCTACATAGAACGACGACGTCCCTCGGAATGGCTCCGAGAAACTAATTATCTCTTGTTCATCCATGAGGGGTCACTCCCCTTGTGGACTATTCGAGTGTCAGTGTAAGAGAAGTAATCTCGAAAGTGTCACCTGCGGTAACTGAAGCGTTTGCAGAAAGAGCACCGTACCAGAGGCAGTTGCCAGCTGTTGAGTTATCCC